TTCGGAGGATCTATGAGTTGTATGGAAGCTGTACACAATATGGGAATGAAAGGAATTGCCTGTGAGATTGATCAGGAATATTTTGAGAAGGGAAAGGAAAGAATTGAAAAACTACAGCCGATGCAGTCTGAATTGTTTAGGTAGCGGGGTTTTTAATTTAGGGAATATGGAGAATACAATTGTTAGACTAGATGGAACAGATGATTCAAATTTAGAATTTAATGTAGTAAAAACGAACTTCATTCCGTATAGGGAAAAGAGAGAGCTTGGAATAGATGTTATGTCAGAAGGAAAGCGTTTTCATTTTTATTTTGAAGATGAATCACGCATTGATGAACTTATTTGCTACTTAGAAGGTGTGAAAAAGTATTGTTCGGATTTTAACTTGAATTCAAAATGTGAAATTGATTAAACTAATTTTCTATGGCAGAGGGAGTGACAGGGAGTGCGGTGAATGAATAAAGAAAAAGAAATGGCAAAGAAGAAGAGTGAAGATAATGAAGGAAGAAAGCCGGACGGAAAGTTTGCGGAAGGAAACACTATTTCTGTAGGCAACGAAGGCGGACGTCCATTGAAGTTTGCTAATCCTGATGAACTAGAACCTTTCTTACATGGATACTTTGAATGGGCAGATCAGAACCCTTGGATTAAGAATGACGTAGTAAAAGGAGGAGAGTTTGCAGGAACACCTTTGCAAATCCCTACTCAGCGTCCATATACTTTAATTGCTTTATGTCATTACCTTGGAATATCTCTTAATGCCTGGAAGGACTATGAAGCAAGGGCGGAGTTTGTTACAGTCACAACATGGGCAAGGGAAAAAATAAACAATCAGCAGATAGAGGGAGCTATGGTTGGTGCTTTTAATGCTAACCTTACAGCAAGGCTTCAGGGCATTTCTGACAAGCAGGAACAAACTGTTAAAAGTGAAATTAAAATTACTGATCCTCCGAAATGGGTTGTAGTTGACGCAAGCAAGAAATGAATGTATTAAAAGAATATTATCCACTATATACAGAAGATTACTTCATTGCTGATCTATGGGGTGGAAGAGCAGGAGCCAGGTCTTACGCTATGTCGCAAAGAGCTTTGTATAACTTGCTTCATAAAGAAAATTCAAGGGCTTTCTTCCTAAGACAGACACATGCAACTATTTACACATCATGCTGGCAGGATCTAAAAGATAGAATTGAAGAATATGAAAAGCAACACGGTATAAGTCTTAATGGAATAATTAATTATTCAGATAACAAATCAGGCGAAAACTATGCTGAAAACCTAATAAATGGAAACACACTAGGAACAAAAGGATTTAAAGTTTCTTCAGGAAATCAAACTGCAAGTTTAAAGTCATTAGCTGGAGCAACAGATCTTTATATTGAAGAATATGATGAGGTAGAAAAGGAGGAATTCAATAAGCTTTTATTATCTCTCAGAAAAAAGGATTCAGTCCTTCAAATATTGAGGGCGTTTAATCCGCCAGAAAAAGACCATCATGTATGGGGGGATTATAATCTTACGAAAGTTTCGAACGAAGTTCTTGTTGAAATAGTATTAAAGCATACTAGCAAGAGTAGAGAAGAAGTCGAACAGATAGTTAAACAGAACAACAAGCCTTATTATCTGGCGGTTCCTAAAAGAAAAAACCATCTTTCGCTTCAGAACACTTTCATAAACAACTATGAAAACTTAAATGAAACTGCTATTGAGCAGTATGAAAAGTTTTTAGAAGACGATTTTCACTACTTCTGTACAACAATTTTAGGTTTAATTCCGGATAAAGGAGGTCATTCAGTTTATAATGATTATGATGACATAGAAAATCACTCTGATAGAGTAGTTCAACCTAATGATGTTCTGCATATTGGAATGGACTTTAACGTGACCAACATGAGCGCTATAATTCATGTTCACGAAGGCGACTCAGATTATGCAGTTGCTGAACTGACAGGAATATTTGACACTTTTAGTATGTGCGAAAAAATAAAAGAATTATACGGCGGACATAGTATTGTTATTTACCCGGATGCTTCGGGACAGAACAGAAAGACAAGTGGAAAGTCTGACTTTGATATTATACGACAGTACAAGTATGTGATCAGAACAGGAGTGAGTAATCCTGCCGTAAGAGATAGGGTAAACGAAGTGAATACAGCTTTTAGAGAACGAAAATACTTCGTTAATAGATTTACTTGTCCTGTTTATTCTGAGTCGCTGAAAAAGCAAAAGTATAAGAATGGTGAGCCTGATAAAAAAGAAGGGTATGATCACACTAATGATGCTGGAGGATATTACATAACAAAGAAAGGTAAAACAATAAAGATCAATTCAAGTGGAGCAAGGACACGATAGTTTAGAGACGGTACTTAGTAATGAAGCGGTGTTTAAAGCTGTTTATGAGTTGATCCCTGCTGAAGACACGTTTGACGTTGGTGACATTTTCAAAGTTTCCTTCACGAAGATTTATCAGTGTTTTGATCTTTACAGAGAAGGGAAGGTGTTGGAAGCCGTGGCACTTATTGTTAATAGCACATTTGATGAGGTACTTAATGAGCCAGCTAATAAGGCGATGAGGTTTATGAAGTGGTTGGAGGGGGAAATTGATAAATGTGTCCAGATTATGAATTCAATTCCTTCAGTTCCCAACAATGAAATGGAATTAGCGGGAATATCAGATTTGGATCAATTTGGAGAGTTTAATATTTACTACTCGATAACTAAAAATCCGGCCGAATGGGATATGATAGGACATTTGCCTTTTGAAATAGTGTTCACTAAAATGAAAATGGATGGGGTCAACTCTGTCATTCAGCATAATTACAACGAGATAATAAAAAACAAGAAGTAATGAACATAATAAAGCAGTTTGAAAGCCTTATAAATGGCTGGGATGAAGAAGGTAAATGCGGATACTGTTGGAAATTCGTTGGCGCTGGGCGACCGGACCTATTCAATATGTTTCAGGGAATAGAAGAATCGGAGTGCTGCATTTACGTTGGGCTTTTCAATATAAAGTTTGGTACACGATACAAAGTTGAAGAAAACGGATTTAGTAGTAAAATGAATTGTATTTTAAGCTTTGAAGGGTTTATTGGAATTCCAAGTAGGTTGGATGTTCAGTTTTACAATGAACTGGGTAATACGGAAGAAGAAAAGCAAGAGTCTAAGTGGAGTATGATTAATTCAATCAAAGATTGCCTGGGATGCGACTTTATGGAAGTATTATGTGATCAAAATGGTATTTATTCCCCCACTGAATTCACAGCAACACAAAAAATAAACTATCAGGATTCAAACTATGATGGATGGCTTATCAAGGGGCAATATAATTATTGATTATGGTATCAACGGAATACATAACAGTTGAAGAAATAGCTTCCGTAATGGAGGAAGTCGTTGAAAAGTTTCTAATTCCTCGCTTCAATGAGCTAGGGATGAATGCAACGGGTGATTGGTTGAAAGCTGTAGGCGGTGAAGCAGTTCCAGGAAAGGGCTTGATCATGGGATTGGATTATACTGAACAATTGACGAAAGGTCAAGAGCCTGCTACTGTTCCGCTTCCGGATCTTAAGCGCTGGGCAAAAGCGAAGTTTAGACTAAATGACGCTGCTGCAGGTGCAGTTGCTCACCGGGTACAACGAAAGATACAAGAAAGAGGTACAACATGGTATGAAAAGGGAGGAAGTGATCTACTCGAAGTACTTGAAGAGCAAGACACATTAAACTTTGTCAATATGAAGCTGGGGCAATATGCCACACCAAGAATACAAGAACAACTATTAAGACAATTGAGAGGATGACTATAAATGGACTGGAAAATAATTACTATTTAACTCAGAATGATATATGGGTTAAGATTACAGGATTTACGGAAGTGGTTTCAAAAGTTGTTATTGACTTTAAAAACTTAACAACCGGAAAAGAACTGAATGGATTTGAATGTTCAGCAAGCCCGGATAATGACTGCTTTTTTAATGTTTGTTTTCCTGTTAGAGCATTGATGCCAGAGCCTGATCAATCTTCAATAAATTCATTACAAAACTTTCAGATTAAAATTACTGCCAAATTTAGAAATACTGCCTTATCTGATGAGGTTTCTACTGTGACTAAATACTTTATTAGAGGCGGACGAGATAAATCAGGTGTCTATGAATGGTATTTGAGAGATGGGGATTATTTGATAAGTAATTACTGGATAACAGGCGGCGTGTCGTGGAGTGCCTTTGGTCAGCCATTAAGAATAAGTGGCGGATCTCTGGCAGAAGACTCATCATATGCTTTAAAAACAGCCCAAGAGGAAAGGAAGGGGTGTGATGGAATTTTGATTAAGTATTTGAATTCATTAGGAGGGTATCAATATTTTTATTTTGATCGATATGAAATTAAAAATAAGTCAAAAGCCGGCAAAACAGTAAACAGGATAACTACGAGATTAAGGAATGATAATTTTCAAAACACAGGCTATGAAGAGACAAGAACAATGACTCTCTATTCGTTTACGGAAAAAAAATTACAACCAAATTTCGAAGATCTGATTAGGAGTCTTCAATTGTTTTATTTCGATTCCGAGGGCGACGACACTGCATCTCAATGGCATTTATTCAAATTAGATGATAACTCGTCTGTCTTTAATAACTACGAGCATGTGTATGAGAATAAGATAGAATTCACGTTGCCAAATTATAGAAACATTCAGATATGATAATTGAACTATGGGTTGAGGGTGTTTCATTGGATTTATATTATGAAACAAATATTAAGCACACTTTACAAATCAATGACGTGGGTGAGGTTAAGGATCGCCAGGCTTCTTATACTAATTCATTTAAACTGCCAAAGACGCCCAAAAATATAAGCGTATTTAAAGGTCTAGGGATTCACTCAAGTAGTTCAAACATTCCTTATATCAAGCCTAATGCAATACTTAAAATCGATGGATATGATTTCTTAACTCAGGCGTGGATTCAGGTAAAATCAACAGATGACGAATATGACGTAAACATTTATTCTGGCATAATTGAATTCTTTAAAAAGTTTGAAAATAAAACAATCGGTGAATACTTAGCTGCAGATTTAACTGAAATAAACCATAACAAGAATTTAGCGACCGTTATAAACAGCCAAAATGATGATACTCTTAAGTACTCATATTTATTCGCTGACTTTAATGGACGTACCCACCGCAAGACAAATCCAAATGTTATTAATATTGACTTTGTCGTGCCTAGCGTACTGGTATCATATTTATTTGAAAAGATTCATGAAAAGGCGGGTTATACGTTTGATGGCAGCTTCACAGCATTAGAAGATTATACTAACTGGTGGATTTCTTACCCTAAAGCACCGGAAGATGATGGATCTGTTGTGTATTTTGAAGAAACAAAAAATGTCAACTTCAATTCGCCAGGAGGTGAGGATTCATTTGGTTTCACATTTAATAACGGTGGTGCTAACGGTATTAAGATTTCAGAGACAGGAGTTTATAGTATAAATTCAGTTGGAACAGCTGGATTAAATGAGCCAATACCATCCGGCATGGGCTATCTTCAATATAATTTCTACTATAAAGTAAATGGCGGACAGGTAGCTTGGGCAAATCAAATTATGCTAAACGCAAACGACGTAATAGATTTTTTTTATGATATTCAAACAGATTGGAATGGTACCGCCTCCATGTCATTGGTCATAAAAAAGTTAGAAGACGTATCGTTTACAGAAGAATTCCAGGACCTCAAGATTACCGAATTCTTAAAAGACGTTTATAATATTATGGGTTTAACACCTGTAATAGATAATGAGAATAAAAATGTGAATTATCTAACGAATGAAGAGAGATTTAAGACCGCTGAGGTTGAAGATTGGACTGAATACTTAGTATCAATCGACAAGGAAAGTTATGATTTTGGAACTTACTCTCAAAACAACATGTTAAAGTATAAGTACAATGATCAGGAAGAAAATCAATCGGACGGATCAATACTTATTCAAAACAAAAACATAGAAGAAGAGAAAACGGTATTTACCTCATTTACTTACTCTGTTGAAAAAGAACTTCTTTCAAAGTTTCAATTAACTTCGAATTTAACCGGGGAAGCTACAGTATACAAGTTGTACGAGAAAGAACCGCAAGACGGATCAACTGAGCTGAAGTATAAGCCGTTGTCAAAAAGGTATTTTTATCTACGAATGCGAAAGGTAAATTCATCGGTATTGATAGGATCTGATATTCAGGGGACGGAATCATCAAATTCTGTTATTAAGTTTGGCGATTTCACCAATTTAAAAATGGATTACGTGGCAGCTAAATATTATAAAGACTTCCATAAAGTAATCAATAATTCGGTTATATGGAATGTCACATTGAATATTCCTTATCCTAGACTTTTGCTGCTAGACCTAACAAAAGTATTATACTTTGATCAGCTACAGCAATACTGTTTTATCAATAAAATATCTTTCGATGATAATAAAACTACAGCCGAATTGGTTAAGATAAACGATTTTAGAACATGAGCATAAGGGATATTTTAGAAATTATTGATGATTTGGCGCCGGTTCCGGGGTTGAAGTTCGTTGGGGGAGCTTCTTTGTTTTTACAGAACAAGGTTGAGCTGATAAATGATGTGGACGTACTTGTTCCGGATGTGGATGAAATTATGAATGTTTATGAAATAATATTAATTGATGATCCGGTTTATACGTTTCCTGGACGTCGAAGGGGGTATTATGTTTACAAAGACATTATGATAGATGTGTTTATTGAGCCAAATGACGAGGAAGTGATTATAGTTGGAGAATATTCACACTGCAGCACTATAAATGCTCAAATTAAATTCCTTGAACGGACACTTAGTTTAAGTTTGAGTTCCGAAAAAAGACAAGAGACTTTAGCGGATATTGAGTACTTAAAGTCGATTAGATAGATTAAAACAAAATGAAGATGGGAAATGGCAGAGAGAATAGTATTAGCACAATTTGATATTGATTCAAGGCTTTTAGAAGATAAGATTGCGCAGAATCAGACAAAAATAGATCTTTTAAAAGGAGAAATTAGAGATACACGTAAATCGATTAAAGAGTATCAGGATCAAGCTAAATTAATGGCGGGAATTATTTCGGAAGGGAATAAAGCTATTGAAGAGGCTAATCAGGAGTTAGCTCAGGGGATTATTACTCAAGAACAATATAATTACATAATAGATCTTACAACCGATGTTATTAGAGAATCGGAAGTAGAGCTATCAAGGCTTATTGAAACTGAAAGGGAGCAACAGCGTCAATTGGTAAGATACCAAACCGATCTAAGATCAGTGAATGACGAAAACCGTGAACTTAACAATTTACTAAGGGCCGGACGCACAGAAGTTCAAGGTAATGAAGGGGCTTATAGGGAATTGTCACAACAGTTATCAGCCACAAGAAACGAAGCTCTCAATCTAGGCGCTCAGATGAGGATGCTTGAGCGAGAAGGACAAGAGAATACTGAGGCTTACCGTAATGCAGCTAGACAATGGCAAGAATCAAGTACTAGGGCAAGAGAGCTTCATACCCAACTTTTAGAATTAGACAGAGCTACTGGAGACAATCGCCGTAATGTTGGCAACTACTCAGAGGGAATTAAAGATGCATTTTCAGAAATAAGTGTTGGCTTTGGAATGTTACTAACCGGAGGTTTTACCGCTGGAATGGATAAAATAAAAGAAGGCCTTAAATCCGTAAAAGAAGGATTGATTGCTATAAAAACAGAAATGCTGGCCAATCCATTATTGACATTAGCCATGGTTATTGCCGCAGCTACAATCGGTTTATACAAAGGTGTTAAAGCGCTATTTGAATACAATGCTGAAATTGGTAAACTAAACAAAGAAATTGAACAACTTACAAACCTAACAGGCCCTGTGGTTGATAGATTAAGGGAATTTGCTACTGCTATTGAAAGAGTATTTGGTAAAGACTTTAAGGAAGGTATTCAGGAAATGAATTCATTGATGAAAGATTTTAATCTGACATCTTCAGAAGCTTTCCGAGTTTACCAAGAGGGCTTAGCGAAAGGCGGGGCGGCAAATTCAGAATTCGGTGATAGTATAAGGGAGTATGGAGTTCTTTTTGCCCAAAATGGATATTCAGCTCAAGAGTTTTTAGATTTATTAAACGCAGGTATTGATTTAGACGTTTATTCAGATAAACTTCCTGACGCTATCAAAGAAGCAGGATTAGCGCTTAATGAGCAAACAAAAGCGACTCGTGACGCATTAGTAAATGCATTTGGCCAATCATTTTCAGATGATTTACTTAAAGGTGTAAGAAACGGATCAGTAACCATTAAACAGGCTGTTGATCAAATATCTGCTCAAGCTCAAAAAGTAGGTTTAAATACACAGCAAATTGCCCAGTTAAATGCCGATGTATTCAAAGGTGCCGGTGAAGATGCGGGTGGATTGGTTAAAATTATTGAAGCGGTTAATCTCGCTAATAATAAAGAAGCACAATCGTTAACAGCGAGCCAAAAAACAGTAATTGAGTTAACAGATGCTACCGTAGAATTAGAAAAAGCAAAAACAGAAGCTTTCAAATCTGATCAAGTATCAAATTTCTCGAAGTCATTTGAAATCGCATGGACAAAGATTAAAACAATTTTCGTGTCATTGGTTGGGGGAATTGTTGATGTAGTATTGTGGTTTGATAAAATGATTGGAGTATCAGATTCGATTAAAGGGGTATTCAATGATTTAGTTAAGTATGGTAATGTTTTAATGGAAGCATTAGGCTCATTGAAGGGTGTGTTCAACGATTTATTAGACGCGATTGGGATAAACACAGGAAAAACAAGCGGTTGGATTAAAACTATTCTTTCAGCATTAAATCCGATAAATATTATCAAAGGTGCTATATTTATTTTAACAGCAACTGTAAAAACGTTTGCGAATGTAATTGAAAACAGTCGAATCATAATCACGACTTTTGCTTTAACTGCTAAAAGTTTGTTTGGACAGGTGATTGCAGTTGCGCAAGACTTAAAGAATTTAGATTTCACTTCGGCACTTAACAGAATTAAATCATTTTCTATTTCTGATGAGCTTTCAAAAGCTAGGAAAGAAGCGGAAAAGATTGTTGCGCTTAATAAGATAAAGCCAAAACAAGAGGAAGAAAAAGCACCTGAAGGTACTAAATTAAAAGGGAACAATAAAGATACCGGCGCTTCAGCAGATGCAGCAGCAAAAGCGGCGGCAGAAAGACAAAAGCTACTTGATAAACAACAAAAAGAAGCGGAAGCAGCAAGAAAAAAAGCTGAAGCGGCAGCCGAAGCAGCAGCAAAGCAGGATCTTACCAATGCAAAAGAAAGAGCGAACATTGCCATCCAGGCAACGCAAGCTGAGCTTGCCGAGTATATTGCCATGAATGCTGAAAAGCTTAAATCAGATAAAAGACTAACTCAAGCCAGGGTAAATGAATTACAGACATATCTTGAAAATGTAAGGGAAAAGACGCAAATTGCCAATGAACTTGAAAAGCAACAAAAACTACAGTCCCTTAATGACCAATTAGAAGCGATCAAAGGAAATAGTGCCCAGGAGTTAGGACAAAAGAAAAATTTAATCGCTCAAAAAGAAGTTGTTGAAAAAGAATACGCTACAAAAGAACTTTTAATAAATAACGAGGCAAATGAAAAGAGGAAAGAACTTGATAAGACTTTCCTTGAACAAAAAAGAACAGCGCAAGACCTAGCAAGGGCATTGGAATTTGAAAAACAGATTGCTGACCTTGAAGCCCATGGATACACGGAAGCAGAGTTGCAAAAAGCACAGCTAAATCAACAAATTGAGCAGCGATTAGCTAGTTTTCTAGAAGAAAATGAACTTAAGAGGCAGTTAGACCAAGAGAATTATGATATAAATGCTGAAATAGAGGCACAAAGAAGAGAAATAGAAAATCAAATAGCCATTGAGCAAGACTCAATTAAAAAGCAGAATCTTCAAAATTTATTAAGTGCATTCAATGTGATGCAAACAGATTATGCAAATAAAGAAAAAAAGATAGCTGAAGAAAAAGAGATTGCAAAACTTAGCGCATTCGCAAATGTAGCGGGAGCAATGGCGGGAATACTTGGAAAACAAACAGTACTAGCGAAAACAGCAGCTATTGCTGAAGCTACAATTAACACATATGTCGGCGCATCTAAAGCTTTATCGCAAGGTGGTATTTGGGGGATTATCCAAGGTGCTGCTATTATTGCTGCGGGTGTAGCAAACGTTGCTTCAATTGCGGGGATTGACACTGGCGGTATTTCAGCAGGATTTTCTTCGATAGCAAGTGCTGCAGGATCTATGGTAAAGAAAAAAGCTGCTAATGGAATGTTGATTGGTCCTTCGCATTCAGAAGGAGGAATACCAATTAAGACTCCAGATGGAGTAATAGAGGCTGAAGGAGGCGAAGTGATTATTAATAAAAGAAGCTCGGCCATGTATCGTGACGTACTTTCCCAGATAAATCAATTAGGTGGTGGAGTAAAGTTTGCGTCAGGCGGAGTGTTAGGGAATATTAGTAGTCTGCCAACAATACAAAATAATTTCAAATCATTGATTGATATGGATGTGATGAGGGAAGTTGTTGGTGAGGCGGTTTTAGAAGGTTCTATGTTAGGAACACAGGCAGGTAGTCAGATGGGAATAGTTGAATTATCGAACAATAGACAAATTCAGAACGGAGCAAATTTTTAAAACATGAAGGAGGAATTTAAAAGGTTTTGTGAAAGCCTAAATAAGCAGGAGGATATAAATATTATCCGGGATACAAAAGCCGTTACAGTTGGTATTTACAATTTCAAAACGGGTAATAAAAAAGCTTTAGAAATGGCAATGAAAAGGTTTGAAAATCACTGCAAAAGTTGTAAATTTAGTATTGAAGAACCAATCCCTGAATTACGAGTTGAGGATAAACAGATTCCGGAACTTTCAGGTAAAACATGCGGGGATTGTGGATGTATTTTATCATACAAATTAAGGCAGTCAGTAAAGAAATGCAGCAGATGGTAACAGTAAAGGAAGCAGTTCAAAGTAACAGGAGTTTATTCTATAAATTAAATAAGTGCGGAATCAAAAATATTGAAACCGCACTAGATTATCTTTCAATTTATGAACAGTACGAAAATCAAAAGCATATAGATTCTCTTACTGAGCGTAAAAAAGTTGTTGCTATATTCTGCAAAGTAACTATAAGAACCGTTGAAATTGCCTTGCAAACTATGAAAAGGGTTATTTAGACATAAATCTTAAATAATATACTAGGTTTGATTTTTCTCCAATGTCCATGTATGTTTTTTTACTAGTACTTAAATCATTACTATACCATCTTGTATGTGACATAAATCCTGGATCGTTAGATTCAACTTTTTCATACCTTTCATCAAAATATGTCTTGTATTTGCTTAAATTATTAATCTCTGAAATATGTGATAAGTCTATTCTATATAGGCCTTCAGTACTTGAAATGAAATACTTTAATATAAAATTGTCTTTCTTGAAAGATGGTGTCGTGTTGTATGGGTAAGGATTATCGTATAAATCCCAATTGACACTTGACATTACTTCATTTCCAGTAGCCCCCCATTTTATAAACGGCACTAATGGAATGCTCAAAATTGATGGTTCAATCACAACATCAGCAGTTAGTGTGTTATTATTCTTGTCTTTCACTGTTATTTTAGCCGAACCTATAATTCTAGAGTACAAAGTGCCATAATTTAGAAATACACTTTTTGAATTATCCGTTGACCAAGTTAAATTATTGTTTGGTATAATGCTGTTGCCAACTTTAACTTCAAAGTCTAATTTGCTATTATAACCGGATAATTTACTATACTTAGGTGTTATAGTCGCGTCTTTTATTGATATGGTATTTTCAGGTGGAGAATCTGAAATATTATCATTAGATCCAGAACAAGAAATAATTAATAAGCCGAAAAATAATAATATTTTTTTCATGATCATAATTTTCCACAAAGAAAGCAAATATTTTTGACATGGATTTTGCGGGAAACCATAATTGTGGATAGTTATTTCTTAATAAAGTCCAAAACTAAAGGATATTTTATTTTATAAGACTCCATATGAACAAAATTTATTAACACTTGAGGCTTCCATAATTTCTCAGATACATATGAAATTTTACCTGAATCATCGCCATATTCTATAAAAATAAATTTTGGGCCATTAAACGAAAGACTTTCAACTTTAAATCCGTCCGACTCTATTTTTTCAACATGTTTTAACACTCAAGATGGATATTCGTGATCGAAAAGCAAATCATACATTTCTTTTCGTATATCTTTCTCACAATACGGTTGGTTATAAAAAATTTTATTACATCCCATAATTAAAATATTTTTTAACTAATAAACTTATCAAATGTTTCTTTAAATTCAGTAAGAAAGAAAGGGTTACTTATTTTGTATGAATCTCCTACGGGATTAAAAAAATATACAGATTCATATTCAACAGAAATTTGATAATTATCTTTTTCAAATAAAAATCTTTCAGCAGTTAAAGTAAAATTCCAATCTGATAGTAAATGGTTATTAAATATAGTTTCAACTGCAGATCTAATTTTTGCTTGATATAAATTATTCATTTCCATAGTATTAATTTATTTAAATGCATTATTAATTTTTTCACGCTGCTTTTCCTCCTTCATTCTTAATTCTTTAAATCCGGATTTCTCCATCGGGAGCTCTCCATTCTTTTTACAGAACTCTAAATATTCATCGTACAGCCTATCATCATGCATCTTCTTTTGATGCTGATCAATATACGGATTAACCTGGCTTTTTTTCTTTCCAAATAAAGCATTTAGGAACCAGTAGAAACAAAAACAAAGAATAAAGAACATTAATATCATAGTCAGTGCGAAATAAATAATTCGGTAAAATCTGTAATTGCTTTGTTATTAGCTATAAACGATTGTTTTACTGCGAATTGTGTTTACACAAATTTACAAAAAAATAAGTGAAAATTTGTATAAGGTAGATTGGATTTTAATGAAGCATGAAATAAAACTTTACGGTGAGATAATTAATCTCGTTTGGGCTGAAGAAGGCTTTCAATATATTGATGTTGAATATGTTGATAAAGAGCTTTCTAAGCTTTCTGTTTTGCCAGGAGACGAGGTGATATTTAATATTCATTCTTTAGGTGGAGACACCGCAATAGCATTCGCTATTTATAATAAAATCCGAAGATTTGGCAAAGAAAACAACGTGTCAATAACCACGAGAATAGATGGTTATTGCGCAAGTGCGGGAGTAACTCTTCTACTTGCAGGCGATAGAAGGATCGGGAATAAGTTTGCAGAGCCTTTTGTCCATAATGCCTGGACATACGTTGTTGGAGACAAAAATGAGATTGAAAAGCAATTTGAAGAGCTTGAGAAAACAGACAATATGATTGCTTCCCTTTATGAAGAAAGAACCAATCTGACAAAAGAAAAAGCTTTGACCTTAATGTCAGAAGACACATCGATTACTGCTGAAGAATGTTTGGAATATGGGTTCTACACGGAGCTGGAAAATGATGATACTTCAAAACCTGTTTTAAATGCTGAAAAACAGATCATTTTCAATTCAATTAAACGAACTAGAAATAATTCAATAAATAATAAAATGACGCAAGAAGAGAATTCATTTTTTAACAAGATCAAAAACTTGTTTAATGAGAAAATCCCTTCTAAAAATGCAATGCTATACACTGACAAAAACGAAGAGGTTGTATTTGCTGAGCTAAATGAAGGAGAAAAGCCGAAGGTTGGCGATGCTGCAACTATCAACGGCAAAAATGCGAGTGGTACAGTGAATATGGCGGACGGATCTACTTATAAGTTCGAAAGCGGAAAAGTAACTGAGGTTAAAGAAAAAGAAGGGGGTATTGATACAGTTACTTTGAATTCTTTAAATGAAAAAATAGATAGCCTATTAACAAAGTATGCTGATCAGGAAAGTAAAATTTCTGCACAGAATTCAACTATTGAAAGTCTAAAAGGAGATTTGAAAAAGGTGACTGATTTTGAAGCAACATTTAACAGCTTAAAAAGTATTGTTGGTGAGTATGGTGCAGATTCGAACAACGAGCCTCAGACAACTCAGAACAGTGGTCAGCCTGCAACTAAAACAAACAGATTCGAAAATTTCAAACTAAAAAACACAAAGTAAATGGCATTAGCATACGATTTTAATATTCAAGATTTAATTGATGCTTCATGTGATCTTGCACAAGCAAGAGATTTGAATATCAATAATATGATTTTCCAAGAGACTGTCGAGACATCTGACTTTGCTCAGAAACACTACATTCAAACTGGGATTGAGCATAACACTCCAATTATAGCTTGGGAACAACCTAAAAACTGGGGATTCTTAAAAAAGTCAAGTGATACGGGATGTTCATGGAATTCCTGTACATTATCTTCTGAACCGACTAAAAAACTTTGGTCGCCTCATAACTACGATTGTTCTTTAGAATTCTGTTGGAATGATGCGCAAATCACGAAGAACTTCAGAGCGTTCTGGATGTTAAAGTGCCAATCAGATCCGGAAACAGAATTCGATAGCGCGTTCTATCAATTCGTAGTAGATCAGACAATGAAGGCTGTAAACGACTCGCAATGGAGAATTACATATTTTGATTACAAGGACAATGCCAATACCGATTTCGCAGGGATTGACAATATCTTCTTGAAGTTACAGGGGATTCTTACAGATCCTGTATTAGCAGCTCAACAAAGAGTTACGATCACAGAAAACGCAGGAGCTGATATTGCCGCTCAAATGACGCTTCCTGCTGATGCTGGATACAAGTATTTCAAACAGATGTATTCTTTAATGCTAACCAACAGGCCGTTTATGATGACTAAGCCGGGTCTTAAAATCAGAGCGACACAAGAATTAGCGTTGAACTATTTGAACTGGCTGCAGGAAAACAAAGAGATTAACTGCTGTTTTTCGCCTACTGATGGTGTGACAGGATCTAAGTATTCTTTAGATAACCTTAATTACATGGGTATGCCTATTCAAATCGAACACGAATGGACAGAATTGATTAAATACATGGCTGGACCATCAGCAACAAAGTATGATAAGCCTCACAGGGCTCTACTTACTTATGATACTGAAATCTCTGTAGGTACATGTGACATGAATGCATTCAAACAAATGAGACGTATCTATGATCCTAAAACTGAAACGCTAGAGATCAGAGTTAAAACCAACATCGACATTCAAGCAACGTTTGATAAAAATTTCATTCTAGCAATCTAAAATAAAGACTATGGCAAATTGTGCAAAAATTATTAACAATTCACTGTTCAACTGTGATAATAAGTCTACAGGAGGGCTAGAACAGACTATAAAGCTGATCAATAGAGATGATATTTTGGCAAATCTTGGAGACTTTACAATCCAAAGAGCTATGGCACCGGCGTGCCAGCATTCAATTACAGCTTATGCAGGGGATCCGGAAACTTTAAAGGCCGTAACCTTTGAAGGAATCCCTTCTAAACAATTGCTTTCCGCAGCTTATAGCTTGTCAATTGGTGATTATGCTGATTTATTCACTCATACTGTAAATCTATTTAGTCAAGGCATGACAATCGATACTGTATGTAACCTGAAAGCCTTAGCCGTAGGAGCTGAGGTAGTTGCAATAGTTCATCAAAGAGACAAGGGAACTTCAAATCTGGATGCATTTTGGGTATATGGTTGGGATAATGGATTAAAGATCGGAGAATTCACATGGAACTCCAATGAAAACAACGGAAACTCAATCATTCCACTTGCTTCAAGAGAGCCGAACCTTGAAAAAGATCCTCCATTAAGATTACTTCTTACGGATTACACAACCACTAAGGCGTTCTTTGATTCCCTGGGAAACTAGATGGGGGCGGGGACACCCCCTTCTTCAACTATACATTTGATTACCTATTAAGTTAGTCGTGGAAAGATTAGAATTAATAAACAAAGGAGCGGATGCGGTTAGAAACACACCGCTCCTTTTTAATGCTTACAAACAATTTCTTTTAGAAGACTGGGGGGAACTTCCGCAAGGATGTTTTGGATGTCAGTTCAACAATCACTTCAGTCAATGGAAGAATCAAGTATTAAACAATAACATTACTCCTATGGAAAACAAACCAGTAAATAATAATAAAACATATGTTCTTAAGGAAAAAGGAACCTTAAAGTACCTAAATGGCGAAGTATGGTCAAGTAATTCCTCTGATGAGGATTGGATCAACTATATAACCTTAAAGCCACAGGCTAAAGAACTGTTCTACGTACTTCCTTCAGCTATTGAAAAAACAGAAGTTGATAAAGTAAACGAAGAAGACTTCAAAAAAAAAGAGCTGAGCGAATTGCCAATGACAGAAGATGTTGTGGTTAATAATGAAGTTGAAATTGAAAAGCCTAAAAGAGGAAGAAAAAAACAATCCTAATGAATCAAAAAGTTGAAAATAATTTATCAAAGTTTACGGCAAAATTTGTTGAGTTATACAACAGGATCATTCCTCAAAGAAAGGAGTGTAATTTTGATATATATCTTAACGATATTGACAATCTTTATCCGGACAGGTTAGAGGCAATTGAGCGCAACTCAGTTACAGCGCTAAGTTGTTCTAATAAACTAGGTAATTTCATTTTTGGAAAAGGATTTGAGAAGAACTTTGCAACAGAAATAAATACTCGAAAGGGCAAAAAAATCACTTTAAACAGATGCCTATTAGATGTTGTATCTTCTTTAAAAACACATAAAGGCGTTTACATTCATTTAAATTATGATATTGAAGGTAAGGTAAACTATTTTGACGTTCTCGAATACAAAAAGTGCCGTAAAGTAAAAGAAGACGACTACGGAAACGAAGGCAAAATAGTTTATCGAGATTGGTCCAAGATAGAACGGAGTTTTAGTTTTATTACCGAAAGGAAGAACAAAAAAAGCAAATGGTTCTTTCCTTACAATCCTGGAACAATAAAAGATCAGAGGTTGAATGATAGCCCTAAGTCGGACATTCCTACACAAATAAGAAACTATAGGGGCCAAGTATTGTATTACTCGTTAGATGATAAGAATAAAGAATATGCACATGGCTGGCTCAATGCCCAAGGCATGAATGATGCGGACTCAGAATTTAGAATGAGCCTTTATCATAACAACAATATTCGTCTTGGATTCATTGACAAAACCATTTTAATAACAAATGGATTAGATCCAGATTCTGAAGAGCAATTCCAAAAAGACTTTTACGGATGGTTAGGCGCTGAAAACGCAGGAGGTGTTTATCATATCAACACCCCTTTCCAGGTTGAAGATATTAAGAGTACAATAGCAATTGAAACAGTTGCATCTTCTTATGATCCTAAGAAATTCAAAGAGGTTCTGGAAGATATTAAGGACAATATTAGGAGTTGTTATTTGCAAATACCAAAGATCTTAATAGATGACAGAGATGGAGGGGTATTCGGAAATTCAGGAGAAGCAATTAAAGAAGCTACGAAGGTTTATAATGCAGAAACAGCCTCTATAAGGTATGAAGTTGAGGATCTTTTTAAAAAAATATTCAATGTTGAATTTAAGATCATTCCTATTATACAAGAAGAAGTATCTAGTGATGTGGGGGAAGAATTAAGATTAAAATCACAAGCAGAATTAAAAGGTTCTGTTGGTGGTGTATCTGCTTTAATTGAACTTCAGAAGAGCGTGAGCGAAGGATTTACCGAAAGAGAATCAGCAATTGAAATCATTAAAGAAATATATGGCATTAGTGCTGATCTCGCCGAAAAAATGATAGGAAAACCTAAAGACAATACTAATGATAACGTGCAGCCTGGAGAGTAACTTAATTCAAAAGTCAGACTTTGAATGCATTGGCCAAGTGGCTAAACACTGCAACTGGGAACAGTTGTGTGTATTCATTCGTGAGCAAACAAACTTATGGCTAATTCCCAAAATTGGATACTGTTTAGTAAGCAAGATTGTGGCTAATCCGGAAAACGAAATTGTCAAAAAAATATGGTGCGGATCAGAATATCAATGCGATGGTGATTTGAGTATTCATTTCGGGTTAAAGCGGGTGCTGATCCATGCTAGTTATGCGGCGTATATTTTCCGCCATGGGTACATTGATACTGCTGTTGGAGTTGTTCAAAAAATAAATCAGGATAGTGTGGCTGCGCCTATTAATGAGCTTAAATCAATAATGAATGAACATTATCGTAATGCAGATATATATCTTGAAATGGTAAAAGATTATTTATGTACGATAAAAAATGAGGAGATAATTAAAGATTGTATTCAATTCGAATGTAAGAATTGTGGATGTGGAACAAAAAGTATAAGTAAAGATATTCAAAACAGAAATCCTATCGGAACAAATATAACAAAGTGGAAATATGATGATTGATAAGAAACCGATACAAGATATGCCAAATAAAAATTTTGGCGACAAGCATTTTGCGTCAGAATTTAACAAGGTGAAAGCTTTCTTGCTTAAAGCCGCAGATGCAATAAACGAAATTCCAGGAATGATAGAATCTGATTTTAAGGGAATATTATCCCCGTCAGATCCTGCACCATTAGAGGATGGAACCTATAAACCATCAATATCATCACCTGAACCGGGCACCGATTATCCTAATGCGGGAAATTTAAAGTCTATTGACGGATATAGTACATTTTTTTACAAAAAAGGTCTAGAATGGACAAAATCAGAAACGAAATTGCTACCTCCTGAGATATTTGATTCTGGACTTTATGTAAACAAGCCTAATAATGAATTGCAAAAACATTCAGCTATAGCTGTTAAAGAAATAATAATCAAGAATTACAATCATTTATTTGATTACTACTTAACAGGTTTTGGTCGTAATTACGACGATTCAGTTAATGGTTATCAAGCCAATCAATACTTTGTTCGGCTAGCAATTGTAGAGAGATCTAATCCAGATAATTATAGATATTCTACTTGTGAGTTTCATAGTATTGATTTTAATGAGGTGCCATCAGTTTTAGAAAATGCAGACTTTATTGTTACCGCAGATTGGGGCAAGTTTCCTGAATTTGAAAGAATGGCTGTTGATTTTTCCGAACAATATAAGATTTACATTAACAATATATCACCAACGGTAATAACTAATTATTTACAACTTAAAAGAACAGGTGATCGCAACAATTACTTATTGGGGGCTGGTAATAATTCTGATACAGGTCAGTTAAACTTAATAATTGGTGATGAAGCTGCAGAAGATTTTATAGATGCAGGGGATAATGTTGGATTTGGCTTCCGGGTATTCAAAAAAAAGAAGCATGGAGGAGCTAATACCGCTGTAGGGAATGGGGCTTTAGAACGAAGTGAAGAAACTATAGACTGCACAGCAGTAGGAGCTGGGGCATTAAGTAATGTTAAAGCAGGTATTGGCGATACTGCTGTAGGCAGAAAATCAATTGAAGCTTCACAATATGCTGGAGCAAATACCGGAATAGGCGACAGCTCATTGATGAGTGTCAATTATAGGCCAGCAGATAATAACATAGGATATGGAAATCTAGGTGCGGGTTATGGAGCAGGTGTAGACGGCCCAGACTGGTCTGAAAGCGTATTATTAGGCTTAACGGCGGGACGAAAGGGTGTTGGCGGAAAAGGAAATGTATTAAGTGGTGCGTATACAATCCATAATAGATTGATTGCATCTCATTACAATACCGTATCTGGATTTAATGCGATGTATGGAAGTATGGCAGGGGACTACAATACCGTATCCGGTGCTAACAGTTTGTATGACGCATCAGGAGACTATAATGTTGTCAGTGGCTATAATTCTGCACCAGGAATGACTTCAATGAATAGGTCGGTCATATTGGGGTCTTTTGCTGGATCAAGCGTGTCTGCCACGTATAATGTAATCGTAATTGGACATGGATCAATGGCGTCCAAAAATAATCAGATAGTTATAGGGAATTCAGAACATACCGAAATTGTACTATGCGGAGTAACTTTCACAAAGGAGAAGCTGGAAGCATTATTGAGTTTAGTTTAAAAAATTAGATGCATAATCCTAATACAAACCAAATAAGACGATTTCAGCAACTTATCGCAAGAAATCCGATTGCCTTTGTTGCTGCAGTTTTCTTTATTATGTTCTGGATTACTTATTTTATTAACCTGAATAAAAACAACGATGCTGAGCAATATTGGAAAGAACTATATGAGAAGGAGAAATGGGAGAAAGACGCCCTGAAAGATCAATTATTAAGAAAGGCTGGATATATTGAGAAAGAAACAATTAAAAAAGCTGATAGTACACTTCGTGAAAAAACTCAGGAACAGGCCAAAACAATTTTAAATCAAGCAAAATGAAAAAGAATGCATATATAGCGATTTTGGTTTTGGCGGTTATAGTTTTAATCGCAAACCTTTTTACCGGGTGGTTTAATCCTAATGAAAAAGAAAGAGTCGTAAAAGAAACACTTTCAAAACATGATACTGTTTTTATTGATAAGTGGCTTAGTCCTATAGATAGTACAACTCATGGAACCTTTGAAGAAAAGGAAGGCGAGGTGATCAACAATCATATTACAAAGAATTACATCACATATGTGCAGGATACCTTGGCGCCAGCTCTTAATATTGCCACTGAAAAGATTGATGAATTAACCAGGGCTAAATTAGTTTTGGAGGGGCAATTGAAAGCGAGCAAGATTCAACGGGAAAAGGACCGTATCTACTACCAAAATAAATACCTTCAGGTAGTCTCTAATACTAGCGATAGTACATTAGATTACAAGTATAATGCAATTGTTGATATTGTAAAGTACAATGAAAGAAAGTGGCTTCTAGGATCCGAAAAAACATACATTGATATTTCGTCCCCTGATAAAAACATGAAAATTAATGGTGTTGAAAATTTCAAAAAAAGAATAGACGTTAAACCTAAAAAAATAGGATTGGGAATACAGGCGGGGTACTATTATATCCCAGGAACAAATCAGTTTTATCCAGGCTTTGGAATAGGCGTTTCATATAATCTAATCCGGCTATGATCGATACACTATTCAAAATAACACTTTACCTATTAGGCGCCGGAACCGGAGTCTGCGGTAAAATAATAATCGACGAAATACTTAAGAAATGAAAACATCGAAAAAAGGAATAGACTTAATATTGTCATTCGAGGGCTTCAGTGCAAAGCCTTATTTGGACTCAGCAGAAATTCCAACAATCGGATACGGGAACACCTATTATCCTGGCGGAAAGAAAGTAACCATGAAAGATCCGGCCATCACCAGGGAAAAAGGAGTAGAATTATTCTCCGCTGTTTTACCCACTTATGAAAAAATAGTGAATGCCAAAGTGAAAATACCACTGACCCAGAATCAGTTTGACGCTCTTGTATCACACACTTATAATACTGGAGGATCAGACGGTTTATTTTCTTTGATCAATAAAAAAGCAGGTGAGGCAGAGATCCGGAACTGGTTTACAAAGAAATACATTACCGCCGGCGGAAAAACCTTAAATGGACTGATCAGGAGAAGGAAAGCGGAAACTGATCTGTTTTTTGCGAAATAAAAATTCCCCACCTAACAGTGGGGAGTTTTTATTAATTTGAGAACTTTGTTATCTCAATGATTTTTCAACCTACTAGCTCATCGCTACCTTTTAAGTGATTTGTTGTTGCCATATCTTTGATTTATTAGTATTAGTTTTATGCTGCTAAATTATAATATTATTTTGATTTTAAAAATTATTTTTTGTTAAAACTCAATCCGAACCCCTTTTATCTTTCAATAGATGTGTATAGGCCTGCTTAGTTTCTTCTTTATCTTTTATTATTTCTGGTTTAATAAGCGGCTTCATTTCTTCTTTATCTATTTTAAATGATAATAATTCATTTTTATCTGGAACAGTAGGGTGTTGACTCACTATAGTTGTGAAGTTAATAAATGATTGGTTTTTTTGAGAATCTAATATAGCTGTGTAATCAATTGTTTGCGTATAATGAATTACTAAATCATCGGATATTTCATGGATAATAATTGTTACTACTAAATCTTCATTATAGTGATTAATGTTCGTTGGAAAATAAGTTTCGAGGATTCTATCCTCTAATAAATCGCTAATTTCAGGGAATTTTTGTGAAGATAAAGTTTTCGAAACAGTCTTCCATAATTCCGGCAAGTCTTTTCTATTATTGAGAAAGTCAGATCCTGAAATAACCTTCTGTAACTCGTCTTTGAACAAACCTGTAAATTGTATAGATTTTAAAACCCCTGCAAATACACCAGAAGTTAGCGCAATGAATCCTATTTTTTCTATTAGTTTATTCCAATTTTCAGTAAATGGAGAAAATTTACTGTTTGGAAATAATAGACATACTAAGGAGATTGTGAAATAGATAAATGTTATATTTCTATTTACCCACTTCATAAATTTTTGAAATTTAGTATCTTCTGTTGACATGGTTTTAATCTTAGTTTTCACGAAAGTAGTATTTAATAATGAAATATGTAGACATATTATCGAAATTTTCGTGAAACTACAGAAAAACCAAAAACTTACATTACGGTTTCCCATAAAAATGTGGATAACTTTTTTAACACGTCAAGTTCTGTCGTATAAAGGGTTTTGATTTGCTGTATGAAAATTTAACAGCGGTTTGATATGTTTTGGTTCAAAATGTATATAACTTTGCGATATGAAAACAATCGGAAATTTAGAGTTATTTAATTTGGAAAGCACGGAGCCCGTAGTGTTGACGCCTTTGGAAGAGAGGCTTCATGCTGGTGGTTATGGCGCATTTCCTAGTGCTGCACTGGATTTTCCTGATGAGAGTATAGACTTCTTAAAGCTATTGGTTAAGGATCCGGTGACGACATTTCCGGGAAGAGTTTCCGGGGATTCGCTGAAGGATATTGGTATTTTAAACGAAGATTGGTGCCTGATACAAAAAGGTATCGAAGCCAGGCCAAATGATTTGGTAGCTGCAATAATTGACAACCAATTTTTCATTAAGCGGTTCCGCCCTAGATATGGCAAAGGCAACCGGCTTAAAGAATTAAAGCTACAGTCAGCCAACGTTGAATTTTCAGATTTTGACATCACAGACGAGACGGAATTCTTCCTTTGGGGTGTCGTTACGTGGACTTTTAAAAACTGGCGAAAATTATGATAGCATTAATCGATGGAAACAATTTCTACGCATCATGCGAGCGAATATTCCGGTACGACTGGCGGAATAGGCCCGTTGTTGTTCTGTCTAATAACGATGGCTGTGCTATAGCCCGGAGTAACGAGGCCAAGGCATTGGGTATTCCCATGGGTGAGCCGTATTTCAAACTAAAACACTTTGAGAAAACCCATGGTCTTGTAGTCTGCTCGGCGAACTTTGTGCTTTACGGAGATATTAGCAATAGAGTAGTGCAGATCACTCGCCGGTATTGTAATGATATTGAGGTTTACAGTATCGATGAGTCATTTTTATTCCTGGATGGTTATTCAGACCCGGAAAACAGGATGAGGAACCTGCGACAAGACGTTTTGAAAGGGCTCGATCTACCTACAAGTATCGGAATAGCCCCATCTAAAACTCTGGCCAAAGTTTCCAATAAAATAGCAAAGAAATTTCCGGATCGTACTGGTTCCGTTTATATGCTCGACTCTTGGAAAAAGATTGAAGCTGCTTTAAAGTGGTTCCCGCTGGAGGACCTGTGGGGAATCGGTCGCCGCTACCATGAACGGTTCCGGAATTACGGCGCCCATACCGCTTGGGATTTCACGCAATTTCCAGACGATTTTCTAAGAAACGAAATGGGAATTCTGGGAGTAAGGATGAAAAAAGAACTATTGGGCGAAGCTCAATATACCATGAGCGTTCCGGAGCCAAAGAAGAATATTTCCACAACACGTACTTTCGACGCCGGCCACGCAGAATACGACTACGTTCATGAAAGAGTTTCCACTTTTGCATCAGAATGTGCCCGGAAACTCCGTGAACAGAAGTCGTGCTGCCGACATGTAACTGTATTTATAACTACTGATCGATTCAAACAGGATCAAGTGCAATACTCTGATTCGTTCACGGTGACTCTTCCAAATCCAAGTAGTTCAAGTATTGAGATTTCGAAGTTCGCTAAAAAAGCCCTTGATAGAATATTCATTCAGGGACCTAAATATCGTAAAGCAGGAGTGATCACAGGAACATTTGTTCCCGAAACAGAAAGAATGACAAGTATGTTTGATACAGATTATCACGAAAAACATAAACCTATAATGAAAGCAATAGATTCTATGAATGCTCGTCTTGGCAAACAAAAGGTAAAGCTTGCATCAATGGATGTGCAGACAACTTGGAAAATGCAACAAAAACATCTGTCACCAAGATATTCAACAAGCTTTGAAGACTCGATTATTTTACATGCTTAATTCTCAAGTTGGTATTTGTACGAAATTTGTATCTTTTCAATTAAAAATATTCTATGTGCTACAACTTCAACAACAAGACCGTAGACCTTAAAAAGGCTGTGTCGGATTTTAATGCGGAGGAAATAGAACAGAATTATGAACTTAAAGGTAGTATTAACGCTTTTGCAAAACCAGAAAAGCCGGAAATACCTGCAATAGTAAATCGTAATGGTATTGTTCTGATGAATACTTTTTGGGGAACTATCCAAAATCCAGATCAAGCAACAAAAGGTAAAAACCTTCAAACAGAAAACACTTACACTTACTATAAGAAAATAAAAGATAACAGGTGTTTGATTCCGGTGTCATCATATTACGAGTCAAAAGAAATTTTTCGACCAGGAAAAAGAGATCCAAATAAAAAGATAAGAGATACACAGAAACATGAAATGTTTTGGAAGGATAAAGCTCAGTTTTATATTGCTGCTTTTTATGATGTATACGCAGACGGATCATTAGGTTTTGGATTAATTACAACAATACCAAATACCGTACAGGCTGCTATTCATCACCGAATGATTGTAACTTTGGATGCAAAAATGGGGAACGAGTTCCTTAACTTAGCACCAATTGAGGAATTTCAATTTCCTAATTATTCGCCACATCTACAATATAAGAATCTTGAGCCAGAGAAAACGCCACCAACACTGTTTTAATTATGAAAAAAGACGAAATATTAGCTGTACTTTATAATCTAGCAATGGATGAACCTGAAGATCCAGAAGGATTCTATTTATCTTCATTAGGAGTCATTCAATATGAAGCCATCGAGAAGAAAATAGAATTTGATGGTTATTTTCATGAAAAATGGAAAGAAGAGGCAGATCATGAAATCACTTTTGATCATGAATATTTCGAAAGTAAAGATCGAATCGAGCTGTATGTATTCATGTCAGCTTTAGAAGATAAAGACATCTTTGACTACTTAGAGTACGTTTGGAGTCTTTCTAAGGGTGAAGAATTGACTGAAAATGTTTTACATAGAGAAATATATTTTTTAAAAGAAAAAGGCGTCAGATTTTAGACGCCTTATATATTAATCAAATGTTCCGTAGTTATCTCTTTGCTTTTCCTGTACTATTTCGCTGTATCTAGTTGCATATATCTTTGTCATCTCTATTTTAGAATGCCGGTTTACCTCCTTTACCTCTTCGATGCTCCACCCTCTTGAAAGTTTATCATTGTTATTTTTCTTTTTAAGTGAGTACATGTCAGAATCTATTTTCATACCTATTTTAACTTCCTTTCTCCATAAATTATTTCCAGCATTTTTAGAAATAGGAAATTGCGAAGGTTTAAATATTTTACTTCTATCCCTTGATCTTTGTAATTCAATACCAAATAAAAAATATTCAGGATTTGATAAATCCAGCTTTAGAAGATCATTTTTGAGATCATCAGGAATTAATACAATAGCATCTTTATCATTCTTTGTAATTTCTCCAGGTAGCTTAAAATACCATTTTTCTTGATCAATCATTCCAACTTTTAAAAGTCGGATTTCCTTTGGTCTCAAGTCCAAGTGATACAGAACTTTTAGTTTTGTAATAAATTGAGGGCAAATTTTATGGAAGTGTTTTATTATCTTCGTTTGTTCCTCGGGCGTTAATAGTCTTTTATCAGGTGTAGTATATTCTTTTTCGGAAAGACCTTTTACTTTACTTTCCTTGATGATGAATTTATCAACAAGAATTGTATTAAATGACTTACAAAGGTTTAAATGCTTATTAAAATATACATCTGAACATTTCCTTAATTCACACATTTTTTCAATTATCATATTAAAATGATATTGGTCCAGTTCTGAAAATAGATTTTTATTCCAATTTAAATCTGCCACAGCTTCAAAGAAAAACTTTTTATGTGTTTTATAATCGCTTTTTGTTTTTTCTTCACGTTTAGAAGCAGAAAGAAATTTAAAAGCCTTTTCATAAGCTTCTATAATTGTAAGATCATTTTTGTAAGGTTGAGGAAGTGGTTTGGCTTTATTTTTAACTTTTATAGGAGTCCAGCCATTTTTAAGTTCAAGTTCTAAAGTCTTTTTAAAGCCTTCACAAATCAATTCTCTTTTAAACAGATCAGGTTCAGTATTTATTCCCTTATATGTTTTATGAACTATTTTTTGAACAGAATTGTCATAAATGTAAACATACCATCTATCTTCTCGGTTAGATGGTATGTAAATTTTAACTTCAAAATTTTTCAT